GATGAACTGTCTGGCGAACTTCTCGCCAAAGCCCATCGGATCATTCATCATTGTAAACTGGAACGTGGTCGTTGGCGATGCCGCTGCCGGGGCTGCGGATGCACCGCCGCCACCGCCTCGACGGCCATCACCACCGCCGCCACCACCACCGCCGCCACCGCCTTCGGAGACGCCCTTGATAGCCGCCACGGCACTCATGCCCTTGGCAAAGACGGCGGCATAGGCTGCGAACTTAGATGCAGGATCAACTAGCAACGGGTTCTTCATAGCATCAACAGCCGCTTGGATAGTGGCAACGATGGCTTGTGCTGCGGCGAATGCCTTTGATACCTTGAGCATTTTCTTGCCGCCGTTCTGGAATGCAGCGGCCATGCTGCCCAAGCCGGAACCAAGATCGGACAATTGCTGGCTGATAGATGCTTGCTGAATGGCAGCAAGATCGCTTGCATGTTGTTCCGCACGCTGCCGCATTAGTTCTTTGAACTCTGCGTCTAGTTCATCCTTGCCTGTCAAATGCCCGCGAAGCAGTTCCATATCTGCTGCATATTCAGCTTCAAGGATTTCTCGTTCAGACTTAAATCCTTCGCGGATCGACTCAAGCCTAGCCATATAGAATGCGTCCACCTCTTGCGATGGTGCAACGCCGGGGACTACAGATGTTTTATCAGCGACTTCTTTCATCTGCTCTCCCGCACGAGAAAGCGATGGAGCTTTTTGTTTTGGAAGGCTTACTTTTTCTTCGCGGTTAACCGTTTGTGGATTGAAGGCGTCAATGCTGGCGAGTGATCCGGTCGGGTCTGGATCAAAGTTTTCTGGAAATGATCCAAAAAATCCATTTTGTGCTGCACTAGAAAATGGACCGTATACTTTTACAAAGTCATCAATTGCCTTGTACCAATCACGCAATGTTTCAATGCCACTAGATGAGGCAGTAACAACGCGCGCAAGGTCTTGAAATTCTGTTTTTATCCCAGCTACAGCACCAGCGATGCTGTCTCCGTTAGAAACATATTCAAGGAAAATCTCAAGAATATCATTTAGCGGCGGGACAAGATCATTTACTAGGCTTTGAGCCAAGCCTTCTGAGATCGTTTTTAATCTTGTCAGATTGTCGTTGAAGTCTTCTGCGCTTTTGGCTGCAGTATTTGTAACAACCACTCCAAATCGCTGGGCTTCATTGCCCATTTGGGTCAAGCCATCACGCCCAGCGTTGAGCATCGGAATCAATTGAGCGCCGGAACGGCCAAAAATATTCATGGCAATGGCAGTCTTGCCAGCACCATCCTCCATTCCAGCGAATGCCTCTGCTATTTCTGCAAAGACTTCATTTGTAGAACGAAGATTTCCACTTGCATCGGTTGCACTAATGCCGAGCGCAAATAATCCTTCAGAGCCAGCTTCCATATTTTTTGAAAGCTGCTGAACTCCTACTTGCAATTCACCAAGTGATACATCGGAAAGTTTTGCGGCATAGGTCAACTTGGACAACTCTTCAGTTGTCATGCCGACTTTCTGAGCCATCTTTCCAATGTTGTCAGAAAAATCGATAGCCGCCTTGCCAGCCGCTATAAAAACACCAGCGGAAAGCGCCCCAGCAATAGAGGCCGCAGCCCCTCTAGCAAATCCAGAAATAGCACCTTCTGCCTTGCCTAGTGCTCGATCAAGGCCGGTTGTATTGCCGGTGATGTTGACTTCGATTCCGCTAACTTGAGCCATGCAACAGTTCCTTTAGTTCCTCTACATCGGCCCTAGTCAGTTTCCCGGCGTATGTTTCGCCTGGCTCTTTCGGCTTCTTCAACTCGTATTCCAACCACCACTCGGGAATGGTCATTTCCCAGAACTCGCTAGGCTGAATTCCCCATTCCCTCGCCCATAGATACATTCCGTTCCAGTCTAGTTCTCCATAGTCTCCATGATCTTCGCCCTCGCCTTCGACTGGCTTTCGGTCTGGGCGTCTGGATTTTTTGACTTGTCTTCAGTCGGAGAGAACGATGTGAGCACAAGGCTGATCAAGGAAGTGATGCTCTCCTGATCGCCCGTTACAAGTTCCTCATAGACCTGTTCGTCCGTGACCTTGACACCTGCCGACTGCAACATCTTGGAAAGAACGAAAGCGATGTGGCTGACAGGCGGGCGACCTTGGCTTGTGCGAACGGCAATGTCCGTGAAGGATATGTCGCCCATCTCAATGGATCGCATCAGCTTCATGGAAGGGACGAAGCGATACTCTTCACCCTTCCACTTGATTGTTAGCTCCCGAAAGATTGCCATGATTACGATGCCGTGAACGTAATCGTGCCAGAAGACTGGATCGAGGCCGTGAAGGTCGTGGCATCCGCCTGTTCGCCGGTGACAGCAAAGCTGGCAAGGAAGAAGTTTCCGGTGAACGATCCAAGGCCAAGCAGTTCGATGGTGTAGGCTTCGAGCAGCGCCGAGGCGGTGCCGACTGCCAGCGCCAAGAAGGTGGTGTCCTCAAGGATGCCTTCGACTTCGGCATCGATGGAGCGAACACCGACATCAGCCAGCATCTTGCGCCAACCGTTGTCATCCTTTTCAGTGATGTCAATCGGCTCATTGTTGATGGTGAAGCTATCGGCACGAGCGCCAGCCACGGCAGTCGAACCGCGCTTGATACGGACTTTGCGTCCAGCGATTGCGGGCATATTTCAGTTCCTTTCTTAGGTCACGGGTCCACGGATGTTGGAGAAGGCCACCGTAGACCCTACGCTATTGGTGGCGGTTACACGGCACCGAATATATTTTCCGGTGTCGGAGCCTGTGAGTGTGTAAGTCGTTCCGGTCGCAGATGCGATGTTGGCCCATGACGGGTCATTGGGATCGGCAGCATTGGCGCGCTGCCACTGGCGGGCGAAAGTGATCGTGGCATCGCCAGCCCATGTGCCGTTTGTCGTGGTCTGGACGTTGACTCCGGAGAGCGTGCCGGTGATCGCCGGAAGGACGGTATTATATGGGCCAATGGTGGCCGTCATGTTCTCGCCGCTCTCAAGGGTGGCGGTGAATGTCACGACATCAGCCTGTTCCGCGCCGATCTGGAGGCCCTGAAGCATGAAGTCGCCGGTCAAGGTGCCAATGCCGCTGATCGTAACCACACATTCCTTGAGGAGCGCCGTGGTGGCCGTGCCGACGGAATCCGTTAAGAGGACGGTATCCTTGAGCACGCCTTCGATCTCGCAAGAGACAGAGCGCAAGCCGACATCGGTCAGCATGGTGCGCCAACCAGCATCATCCTTGTCCGTGATGTCGAGCGGCTCATTATTGATCGTCACGCTGTCAGCACGAGCGCCCACGATGTTGGAGCCGTTGCGGCTTATGCGAACTGATCGGCCAGAAATAGCCATGCAAGGACCTCTTGTTTGGCCGTGATTATATCACGGAAACTATGCAATCCACAATACACGGTACAAGATGAGGCCGCGCTTGGTCTTGCCGTCAGGATCGCGCGAGAAATTGCAAGAGTCGAGTTCGGTGGTGATATGCGTGACGCCCGCGATGGAAAGTGGCTGACGGCGCATCCGGCCATCGACGGCATCGACTACGGTCTTGAGATCGAGCATGGATGCGGCACGGTCCCACACATCAATCTGAACGACTGCCGATCCGCCGAGATCATCCTTGCTGTCGAACGGATTGATCGTGTCAGCCCCGATGGTGATGAACGGGAAGGCCGATTCCAATTCACTGTCAGCCGCCTGGGGGACATCGGTAAAGATCGCCACGAGCGGACTGTAGTAGGTGCTGAGAAGACTGGTGACGGCGCTATCGTTAAGCCGGTTGTAGACTGCCGTCTGGAGGTCATCAGATTTCATTTCGTTGTCTTCTCCGCGCGTGCCTTGGCCTTGGCGATTGCAATCTCGACCCGTTTCAGCATCTTTGGAATCGCCCGCTCGACGGCGGGAATCCAAGACGGACGTTTCGCCATCTTGAAGGTGCCGAACTCAAGGTAGTAGGCATAGTCAAGACGGCTTCCGATGGCCTTGGCATATTTGCCACGGCTTTCGTTGTAGATCGAACTGACTAGCGCGCCTCCATCAGTGGCCGGTGCTTCGCCTGGAGCAGATGCCCGGTGAACCTTATCGTTGTTAATGCCTCTGGCATATTCCCTGCCAGTCTTGGGAGGCCCCTGTATGGCCTTACGGACGTCCGTGACGGCTTCCAAGGCGGTGGCATCGACAATGAGAGCCAGAGAGTTACCAAGGTCTTTCCCATAGGCTTGCAAGGCCGCGTTGACCTCTTTCAAACCCTTGATCTCGACCTTGACATCCTTCACGCCGCGACCCCGCCATCGACGTCGATCTGAAGCCACTTGTTGGCGAATTCCATGTTATCGAGGAACCGGATGTTGTGGATCTTGTTTCTGATCTGCACGCGGTCAGAATCCAGCAACGCGGAGGTGTAGCGAACCACAAGACGCAACCGAACGGTTGCCTCGGTGCGGTCATGGGCAAATCGCTCCGAGCCGCCAACCGGCACCACATAGGCGCGGGTCGGTGCGCCGGAAACGGTGGCCCAGGATTCCGTCTGGCCTCCTGCACCATCGCTGGTCAAGGTGCGGCGCTGGAACGTCACCGGCTCTTTCAGCTTGCCGGAATTCATGTCGCAACATTTCATCATCGGGTGGTGAACTCTATAATGTCCATGTTAACGGAGACATCGACGGTGCTGGCCGATACGTTGGCAAGTAAGCCGAAGTCGCACAGCGGCGGGAAGTAGAGGGGCGGATCGAAAACAACGTCAAACAATCCTGCGCTTTGCGGATACTCAGTCACGAGCAGCATCGAAGTATATGGTGCCGCCGTCTCAAGGATGTTCTCGCGTTTGTACAGGACGATGTTCGCCTTCTTGTCGGCATCGCTTGAGATGGTGATATTGCGGACTGCCGCACTCCGGTCACGCGGAGTAGTGTAGACAGCCATTTCTGTCTTGCCACGTGCCAGTGTGCCGTCTGCAATAACTGCCCAGTCTTCGCCTCCTGCGGCATTCTCAATGGTTATCGTCCCGGCGTGCGATCTAGCGGTCTGCGTTGAATACGTTCCAGACTTGGACACATAGACATCAAACAGGCGGATGAATGACTTCGATGTTTGCGCGCTTGCGGATGCACCTGCTGTTGCTAGAGCCTGATTGGTGTAGTCACCAAATTCATCTATGCCGATTAAAATAATTTCTCTCGCACCGGAGCCGTTGGCCGTATCGTTAGCATTGCCGCCAGCCTTGATGCGGAGATGAACATGGGCATTTGCTTGCGGCGTTCGATAGAAGCCAGAACGTGTTACAGGCGTGAAGCTGGAACCGATAGATGTGTTCCGGCCAAACTTGTTGAACGACCGACAACCAGAAGCCAGCCCGCGCGCAATGTCGAGACTGCTGGGATAGGTCATATCTTCATGGCCTTATATTGCGCCATGATTACTGAAGCGCCGGATGCGTCATAGGCATCACTTGCATCGCAGTCATCGCCACGGTTGCTATAGAGGAAAGCCGCAAGCTGCTTGACAGCACGCTTCATTGGAGACGGCACTGCTGCTGCATTGGCGAATCCAGACACATAGATGATCTGGATGGCGTTATTTGCACGCAGAGCAACCGGCCAAGTCTGGCCTCGCTTGAGTGTCAACCTTCCAGGCGTCTGGTAGATGTCAATGTCGAAGACGTTGGCAACCGTGATGGCCGTTGCATTGCTGCCTTCATCATAGACAGTGACCGATGTGATCGACTGAAGAGGCCAACGCGGGATCACAAGGCTTTGAATGGTGCTGGTGCGCGCCAGTTCTGTGATCGACATCTCACGCACGCCATCCCACCATGCTTCACCACCAGCGGGCCAGCGATCAAGCGAGAGCCGCCACGACTGCGTGATGAATGCAAGGCCGGTCATGTTCTCGATCTCGGTTCGAGCATCCGTGATGAGCGTATTCGCCTCCGCGTCCGGAAGTTCCGTCGAATCAGTCCGGAGATGCGTTCGGAGTTCCGCAGCCGTTACCGGCTCGGATGCAGGGGCGGACGTAAGAACCGAACCCCGAAACTGATAAAGCGGAACGGCGGCGCGAAGGCTCATGTTATTTTTCCCACGGAGGAGTCATGCTTCCGCCTTGCGGCGTCTTCTGTGCTTCGATGTTATTGGCAAGCGACTTCTGCATTTCTGCCACCTGATCGGGGCCAAGGGCAGTCTCTACCCAGCCCTGCACAATGTCAGCTGTCAGGTCTTCATACGCCGTAAACGGCTGGCCGGGACCAGGAAGCCCGACCGTGCTGTACATCGTCGCCGTATAATCACCATCTCGCGCCGTGTAGACCCAGTGAACGGTTGTGACAACGTTCTGGACCTCAATTCCAGTCTGCTCGTCGATATGATTGTGGATCACGTCGAGAGATGGGAAAGACCAATTGAAGCTAATCACTGTTCAGCATCCTTCGGCTGACTTGCAGCCTGTTCTAGTTTCTGGAAGATCGGCATTGCTGCCGCCGCCGTTCTCACGCCACCTGCCTTGATCGCAAGGTCGATCACGTTTGCCAGTGCGTTGGCCTCTTCCGGTGTTAGTTCGAGCTTAATCATAGCGCCTCCTAAGCTGCTGTGTTTGCAAGAAGGTAGTATACAGTGCCGTTTACGCGAATTGCAATGCGGTGCGTAGCTGCGGCGGTTGTGTTGGTGTTAACTATAGTTCCTTCCGTGAAGAGCGACAGCATCGTGTTGCCCGCCGAGAGGTCTGTGGAGTAAATCTGGATGGTGTCGGCTGGGCCAGTGGTCGGTGCGGTGCCTGTTGCGATTGCAAGAACCGTTGCAGCGGATGTGCCAAATGTCGAGGTGCCGAGGCCAAGATTTCCCGCGCTTGTTATACGAAGGCGCTCAGAGCCAGCAGTAGACCAAGCTACCGTATCTGCTGCGGGAAACCACATGCCTGTGTTAAGGTCCCCAAGATTGGTGATTGACGGTGCTGCTGCCGTGCCGTCGCCGAACGAAGCAACGCCGTTGACTGACAGAAGAGCATCCGGGGCCGTGGTGCCGATGCCGACATTGCCAGCACTTGTAATACGGAAACGCTCAACATTTAGCGTGGCAAAAATTAACGGGGCCCCGCCATTCGTTCCAATGAGGGCATTGGTAGAATTGATGAACTGAAGCGAACTCAAGTTTGCATTTGATAAGCCATAAGAAGTTCCAGTCGCGCTTGCACCAAAGTGTTGTAATACTGCGCTGGCAAATGACGGGCCAGAATAATAGTCATTGCGGGCTGCGATTATTATTGACGCGCCCGTGGCAGCGGAAGAACGAGAAACGATAAAAGAGTTGTTTTGAACGACTTCAAAGATTGTATTTGGAGAGGATGTGCCGATGCCGACATTGCCAGCCGCGGTTACGCGCATGCGCTCTGCGCCATTAACAAAGGTAGCGAGCGGATGATTTGAAGTCACATTTATGCGAGCTTCACTTGCGGCATTCGCTGCCAAAACAACACGAACACCAGACGCATCGGATGAAGCAACCGAAAATCCGGTATATCCAGAACCCAGAACTTCCAGCTTACCAAACGATCCGGGGGTGGATGTGCCGATGCCCACTTCGCCAGTACTGAGAATACGCATCCGCTCAGAGCCGTTAGTAGTAATAATAGATGACGTATTTGAGGGGTTATGATAATAAACAGCGCCTGACGCCCCGGCTTCACCAATAAACCAAGCACTGGCTGTGCCAGTTGTTTTCACCCTAAAAAATGAATCTGAAGATGACTGAACATCTAGCCTGTACGCTGGGGCATTGGTTCCGATACCGACATTGGCGCTGCTATCAATTCGCATTGCCTCAACACCACCCTCGCTAAAGGCAATGGTATCAGCGGCAGGGAACCACATGCCTGTGTTTGTGTCGCCCAAGGTAGAGAGAGATGGCAACAGCGCCGTGCCAGCCGAAATTTCTACCTGCCCGTTTTTGTCAACATCGAAGCGAGTAGTTCCGCCAACCTGCAAGTCTATCAATTTTGATCCAGCCGCCGATGCCGTATCGGTGACGTTCATCTTGATTGCTGTGAATGTCGTTGCGCCAGCGTTCCATGTATCGCTGAGATCGTAAATAAACGCCATTACGCAGCCCTCATATTGATGTAATCATTCGCCCTGGTCATGATCAGAACGTTTGAGCGATTGCGAATTGAAAGAAAGCCGCTTGCTGTCGCATCTGTTGTCAGCAAATCAAGTATATCGGCACAGGTCGAAACAGACAGGAGTTGACCTGAGTAAATGTCATCTAGGTCAATTGGTCCGTTGTTGCCGAAATCCATAAGGTCTACTTGAGCGCCATCGAACTCATCGAAAACATCAAATGGCGCGCCGTTGAACACATCGAAAAGATCAATGTCTCCATCATCGAAAACGGAGACCGTGATCGATCGTCCACAAGATGTTATTTCAAGAATGCTCAAGTCGTGATGTCCTCAACGACATAGATCGAAAAGGTTTCGCTGCTCTTGATGACGCCGGAAAGGACAAATTGCACATCGCAAAGAACGGTTGAGTCTTCAGAACTGATGGGCCAGCTTGCCGTGCTTGCTGCCGCCTTTGTCAGAGTGAACTGACCAGCTGCCGCATTGGTGACTGTGACTGTCAATGTATCGGAGAACGATCCGCCCATCTTGACGGAAGATGTGATCGTGTAACCTGTCAGATTGATCGCGGTTCCGCCACTATCCTTGCGGGTGCAGTCGAGGCTGAACGTATCGCCACGCTTGAAATTGATGCTCTGCATCTTTTACCTCTGACCAGCAACGGACTGCTTGCCTCTGCGCGCCTTTGTTTCAGATGGCGGCGCGATCTTGGTCTCGACTGGGCCGACTTCAATTGCCTCGGCAGCACCATCTTCAACGGCCATTTCGGCAACCTTGCCAGAGACGATCTGTCCATTGGCGAAGTTGAGAACAGTGTGACCATCCGGGGCGCATTTGTAGCCGTAAGTGGCGGTGATCTTCGCTTGCATGGTCAACCTCTTGAGAGAATGGAGAGGCGGGATTCCTCCCGCCCCTTAGTCAAGTTTAGGTAGCAGCCACGTTGCTGCCGACGAACGTGGTGGCAGCGCGATGCGGCTTGTTGAGGATGCCGTAGACCTTGACGGTCGCATCGGTGCCGGTGGTGCCAACGCCGTTCATGCGAACATAACGCTTGGAACCCTTGTAGCCAATGCCGCCGATGATCTTGTTGTCATCGCCATCGGCAGTGACAGACAGGGCAATCGTGCCGTTGACAGAATCAGCTGCAACGATGGCCGCAGCGTCACCAGCAACGGTCGTGTCAGAGTGCTGGGCCGTGAAGGTAAAGCCAGAAGATGTTCCAGCATCGGTCACGGTATCCGTGGCAAGCATCAGGGTGATGGCATCAAAGCCACGGGTATCAACCCAAGAAGTAGCACCGGCAGTGGTGCCAGAGAGAGTCACGGTGCCAAGCAGGACAACCTGCTTGTTGGAAAGCATATCACGCATCTCAAGAATCCTTCTTATCGGCGTGGTTGCGGAGCGGCGTTATTGCCGCCCCGCGTTAGTTGTTACGAGCCAAGCTTGACCAGCTTGATCGCCTCGAAGTTGACCACATCACCGCCGACGCGCTTCGTGGTGTAGAACTCCACATAGGGCTTGGCAGAGTAGGGATCGCGCAGAGTGCGGATGCCGAGGCGATCCACAATCTGATAGGCTTCGCGCATATCGCCAACGGCGATGGAGAGCGAGTTGGACGCCGGATCGGGCATGTCCTCGAATGCTGCCACCGGATAGCCGAGCAGCGTAGCGGGCTGGCCAGCCTGAATGCCGGGGCTCCAGATGTAAGCGCCGTCAGAGTCCTTGGCCTTGCGCACCAGGCGCGTGGTAGCGCGGTTCATGAACCAAGTGGCGTTGGCACGATACTGCTGCTTAAGCCCATAGAGGGCGTTGATCAGCGCATCGCCACCATCAGGAGCCGCAGCTAGAGCGCCAGAAGCGCCCGTGGGGAACTGCTCGATGGTGCCGGGAAGCGTGGTGCCAGACGAATAGGTCAGGAAGCCACGGGGCTTGTTGACGCCGTTGCCGACAACGAAAGCGTTGGCTTCGTCACGGGCGAACTTCTCGGAAACCTTGGAGGCAAGCCATGCTTCCATGTTGATCGAGGCGTCATCGAGCAGCTTTTGCGTAGCCTTGGGCTTCGCATAGAGTTCGTGGGCAGGAATGCGCCACTTGCCAAGCTGCGGCGTGTTGGTCTCAGCGCGGCTGTCCGTTTCGCCAACCCAGCCCGAAGAGGCTTCGTTGAGATCGAACAGACCTTCGAGGGCGTCCGAGGAGATGACCTGCGTCGATGCGTATGCACGCATCGGGCTGGTCTCGAACACCTTGAGCACGATACGGCCAGAGAGGTCGGGATTGACCACATAGCCGCCATCGGGGTCGGTGCCGACCGACAGAGCCTTGCGCTCGTCCGGTCCCATGACTTCTTCGCCCTTGCGGATGAAGGTGTCGAACGCGGCCTTGTAGCCGTCCATATCGGCAGCGCCGAATGAACCAGCAACAGCGCCACGGCGGCGGGCATTCATGGAGGCCCACTCCTGGGCCTTGCGGTCGTGATCGACCACTTCGCCACGCTCGTCGGTGACGATGCGCGACTGACGCTTGGAAGCCAGAACGGCCTCGTCAGCAATCTTCTGGGCCTTCTCAAGGTCGGCTTCGATCTTCTGAAGCTTGGCCTCGGTCACGACATCGGCGCTGCCCTTCTTCTCGATCTGGGCAAGGCGTTCGTCGTTGGCCTTCTTGAACTCTTCGAATCCGGCGTGCAGCGCTTCAACCGCGCCGACGGCCTTCTTGATTTCCTCTGACATGCAGGGATTCCTTTAGCTTTGACAGTGACTGTAAAAGGGCATCAACGCCCTCGGTTACGGCCTCTTCATCGCCAGCGTCCCGCTGTCTCTGTAGGGCTTTGAATCCGTGGAGAGTGAGAGCCACGGCCTCTTTGCGTGAGTATCCTGCATCACGCAGGAAACGCTCGAAATCTCTTTCGGTGGTGATCGACTTGACGTTTGTCACCTTTGCATCCGGCAGCATCGGGAACGTCACAAGGCTGATCTCGAACAGGTCCACTTCCATCAGCTTGCGAACACGGCCATCGCCTTCGGGGATGGCTTCCATTGTGCGATAGCCGATAGACATTGAATCGATGGCCCCGGCGCGAAGGAGCGCCATTGCCTCGCGGCCCTTTTCTACTTCTTTGAGCAGACGGCCACGGACAAACAGGCCACGCTCGTCCTCGTAGATGTCATCCCAGACGCCGATTGGCTGGCTCATATCGTGCTGCCATAGCATCTTGACTTTACGAGAGCCGAGCGATTTGCGGAATGCGCCGCGTTCGACCACATCCATTCCCTGATCGACAACGCCGAAGACGGAGGCATAGCCCTCGAAGACGCCATCATTGTCAGGCTCGCGCTTGAGCGTGAGGGCAACGGATTTGTGCTGGATCGGTTCGGACATGAACTTGTCGCCCTCTTCTCTGCGAACTATTGCGTTGGCCCATGACTTGCCGGGATCACCACCCCAAAGCGCCCAGGCTATGCGGCCAGCGGATGGATAGCCATCCTCGCCGGGGGAGAATCCTTGGCCTTGCTTGTCCACCTCATGGCGGGCGAAGTAAGACACCATCCGCTTGACGGTATCGAGCGAAAGGTTGCGGCGGTTCTTGATGTCGCGTGCGCGGGCAACGCCGATCTCGGTGCCGCCACGGTTGAACTCATCGCGCCAATCGAGGCCGCGCGTGGCTTCTCGTGCCATTGCCTCGTTGGGAGAGAACCCATCGGCCTTGCCTTCCCAGTTGGAAATGCAGACGGCATAACGCTGATCTTCATCGGGAAAATCAGACATCGCCTCCTCGTCGCTCATGCAACGGGAGATGAACTCGTCTTCGTTTTCGGTCGGGCCGGGGCTAGGCATGAGGGGAATATATCATTGCTTGATTGAAATCACAACATGGCCTCAAGGGCGGCTTCGTCTACGATGTAACCAACGGCACAGCGGCAGTTGATGACCTCATCGGCGGGGCCGGATGGATCGCCGGGAAAGGCTAGGTCAGAATCGCCCACGCGGAAGGTATCGTCCATTCCGACAACCTGACCGTTCGCCTCGCGGTGCGTCTCTCTGGTGCGGTCATCGGCAGCGGCCAGCCATTCGCGGGCCAAGGGCAAGCCAGTCTGTTTTGCGGCCTCTTGGGAGCCGTAATTAGCAGCGCCGTGCGTCTCGGTGCGGGCAATCATCTCGGCCCTGTAGGACGAAATCTGTGGCACTAGATCGAGGATGTAGGAAGCTGTGCCGCGTTGGCCCAAGCCGTCCTCGTAGCCCTTCCGAACTGCCCGGATGATTTGGTCGCGGGTTGTTTCCGTCACATCTGTGATGCGGCGGCGGATCGCCTCTTGCTCAATAAAGCGCAACGCCCTGCGCGTCATGATCTGGGCAAAGCTTTCCTTGGTCTCCAACTTCAAGCCTCGCGCCTTGGCTTGCTCCATGATGCGGGAGCCGAACGTGGTGATCGATGCAATTGCCATCTGGCGATAAGTCGCCTCGATGCGGTCACGGAAATCGCGCGGCAAGGTGACATTGCCGGTCTGCTCCCAATGCTCGACCATCTCACGCATGGCGGTTGCGATCTCACGCTGAAGACGGCCACGGAATTGAACCGTCAGCCTGTCGAGCAATGCGCCTTGACGGCGCACCTCGCGGCGGGTGTTCGAATCAACCAGCCTTCGAGCCATAGGCCAGTGCTTTCACAAGATCGGGGCTGAGTGGTTCCGGTAACGGTTCGGTTGCCATGCTCAAGGGGATTTCGGCGGAAGAAACGAAGAGGACATCACCGCCCTGAATTGGACCATAGCCCTTCAAGGCGCGGCGTTCGTTTATGGTGAGGTCTTGGCTTTGGTCAGCCATCTGCCACATTGAAAGCCGCTTCTCGGCAATGGCCGGAATGCTGTCGATGTCTGGCTTGATCTCGACACCGTAGATGGAGCCGAGCCAATTGTTCCAGTCGTTGACGATCATCTGGAGCAATGGAAGCGCCGTGTCTTCCCAGAAGGCCAGACGGGCCTCGGCATAGTTGGAATAGGTGTTATCGCCAGGAATGCCGAGAAGCTGCGGTGGAACACCGAATGCTAGGGCAACGTCACGGGCCGAAGAGAACTTCACCTCGATGATGCCCATGTCAGTCGGGCTTAGGCCCATCTGCTGCCAGTCAAGGCCACCTTCGAGGAGCATCGGGCGACCGGCGTTCGAGGAGCCGGAATATTGCTCTTCGATCTGGGCTTTGAGGCGGTTGAAATTCTCGTCAGATAGCGTGCCGGAATCCTTGACGGTCAATGCACCAGACGGACGCGCCGAGTTCTGAAGCAAGGCTTGCATCCAGTTCATGGCTTCGTTGTTCTGGTCGATGGCGTAGGAACCTGCCTCGATTGGACTCATTCCGTACCAATCGTTCAACGGGTTGAACAGCTTCAAGTGCCGCACATCGGATTCGAGCGTGCGAGGGTCCATCTCCCACCGCACTTTGTTCTGCCCGAGCGTGTATTCATATGCAGACGGGATGCCGTTGGATGACGGAACGATCTTCATGCGGTCTGGTCGAAGCTGGTAGAGTTCCTTGACCTCGCGGCCCACCATGAACCGCTCTTCGTAGCCGTTGCCTGCAATCATCAGGAACGACACCTTGGCGCGAACGTAATCGGAATAGGACTGAAGCGGATTCGGTCGCTCGAGTAGCGTGATCAACGGGTGGTCGACCAGTTCCGTCTCGCCACGATAGACGCCAAGATTGACGGATGCGATGGCGTCAGCGATCCGGTTGATGGCCTGATATGCCACCACGTTCTTGCCATAGGCTTCCTTGGCGAAGGATTCGTAGTTGCGTGGAGACCACACGGCTTGGCCGGGATTGATCACCATCAGCTTGGCGGCAGCGGATTCCTTGCGCTCTTGCGGGCGGCGGAAACGGTCAAAAAGTCCCATCGATAACCTCACAAGGCGCGAACCGCAGGAGCAGACTGCGGCGCGGTCATATCGGAAATTGCACTCATTGCGGCGTCTATCATATCATCATGTGTGCCGTTGGGAAAGACCGAGGCCTCGGACATGAAATCGGCCAGGTGATCAATGTTGGACATGATGTAGACATTGCCGGATTGAACATAGGGCGCGGCATCGAATGCGCGGGTCACTTTGTCGGTATTGCGCTGGATCGGGATGATCGGAATGCCCTCACGTTTCAGCTTCTGGATTAGTCCGGTGCCGCTCACCTTGTCTTCGACCTTGAAGGCTCGAAGCGGCCCATGATACGGCTGGGAATGATGCTTCTGCCAAAACGCGCGGGCCATCGTCTCAAGTTCTGGAGCTTCCCACTTGCCGCGTGCCATATCGAGCAGCACGATTTGTCCGGTTTGCGTTTGGCCCCAGCATTGGAAGACGGAATAGTCATTCTGTTCCTTTGTCTTTTGCGCGGTGTCGGCATAGATCGCCCGCCACTTGAGCGGCGGCATGGCCTCATAGAAACGCCACCATTCATCTTTGAAGATGCCGCCGCCAAGCGGTGCGGGTCGTTGCATGTATTGGCCAGCGAACACATAGGGACTGGATTGCTCCAGGCGGTCGAGCATCTCGGGCGGGAATTGCTCAGGCCAGAACGATGATCCATCGGGATCACGGGCGGGGATGACGAGGCTGTCCCAATGTTCACCGGAGCCGCCGCCTAGAAGCCAGCCAGAAAGATCATCCTCGTGGAGCCGCTGCATGATGACGATGATTGGCGTGTCTGTCTTGTTGAGGCGCGACTGAATCGTGGTCTGATACCAGTCAATGACGTTCTGGCGCATGATGGGCGAGGTTGCTTCACCTGCCTTGTGCGGGTCATCGATGATGATGGCACCGCCGAAGCCGTCTCGCATCTTGCCAGCTCCGTATCCGGTGATGGTCCCTTCTGCGCCGGTTGCGTAGACAATGCCGCCGTGTGATGTGCGAAACTCATCCTTTGCCTTGCTATCGTCTTGAAGCGAGACCCACGGGAATATTGATCGATAGGTCTCGTGCTGCATCATGGCGCGGATGTCGTATGCGTTGGATGTGGCGAGGCGCTTGGAATAGCTGGCATGGATGAATTCGGCATCAGGCACGAGGCCGATGGTCCAGGCGATGAATGCCTTGACAGCGATCTCGGTCTTGCCGGATCGAGGCGGCACATTGATGATGAGCCGCTTGATGCGGTGGGCGAAGACCTGCTCAAGGCTGCGGCAGATTTCCCGCTGATGCCTGTTCGGTAGCATGTCCTGATTGGTGCGGGCGCGATAGATCGTGCGGGCGAATTTATAGAGCCGTTGATGGTTGGCGGCTCGATGCTCACTCGGCGTCATCGTAAATCTTGTTGAGCGCAGCAAGAACGGCGGCAGCGACTGGCTCCGGTCTCAGTGATCCATCTTCGTTGGAGATGTCCACGGTTTCGCGCCAGCGTGCGCGCGTCTTGAGCCAGAAGATCATGGCGGTGGTGTCGCCAGCCTTGGCCTTGTTGAATAGCGCACCGCCGATGGTTGCATTTGCCTTGTCGCGTGCTTGCTTCAGTTCGGCGGAATAGTATTTGTAGAGCGTCTCTTTGTGGATGCTGAGGATTTCGGCAATGCTCTCGTGCGTGGTGCCGACCGTTGCGTGAAGCGAGACCAGCTGGCGCTGCGCGTCTGTCGGTGCATGAGGCTTGCGGCCTAGCTTGCCTTTGGTTTCTTCGATCATGTCGAGGCCTCAAGAGTTGGAGCGTGTGGGTCAGTGCTGCCCTGCCGCTGTGCTTCCGGGGAGGAAGCCATCGCCTTCTTCACACGCTTTGGATATGGTTTGGCAAGCGGCATTATACGCTGCCGCATGTCTTCGTCTAGTGGCATCAGGTATTTGTGTTTTCCTTTTGTAAATACCTCTTTTGCGTTTTGATCTAAGTGTTTTTTAACTTCTACAAGTGATTGTTTAACACCAAGTGAATGGACGGATTTATTATGTCTTAGTCTTCCGTTTATAATAAAGCCTTGTCTTGCGCCTTGATTAAAGACACCTTCATATATCCAATTGGTGGCCTGATATATTCCACCATGATGACCGTGATCTAAATCAGCGTATGACACTACTAGACGAATTCCTTCATTTGTTTTTTTCAGAAACTTGATAGCCAATGACATTATTTTAGACACATGTGTAAAATGATTTGTTAGTGCAACCCTAACAAGTTCTACACATTGATCTTGTCCTAATCCATAAGGTTTTGACATATTATGGTTTGCACCACGGCCAAACAAGACAACCCCGATAAACTTTCCGTCTTCCCAAGCACCTACTTTGACCAACTTTCCAGCTGGCAAGCATTTGCTATAATGCCACGTTTCGACAGCATACTTCGCAGCTTCATGTGTTGCCCAGTCGATGCGGAGGTTAGCCTTGCTCATGTTTCCTCATGTCGAACTCATCTCCGCAATGCGGGCATTGGATGATCTTTGGTGCAAGTTCGTCGAGCTTGCCTTGATCGGCTTCGGTGCCAGCTTCAAAGTTTGGCTCCGCGAACATTGATGCCATCTCGCCTAGATCGAATCCTGTCATTGTCAGATCGAATTTCATGTCTTCGAGGTCTTTCAATTCAACCTTGAGCATCTCGAAGTCCCATCCGGCATCAAGCGCCATCCGGTTATCGGCAATGACATAGGCGCGCTTCTGGGCCTCCGTGAGGTGGCTCGCCTCAACGCACGGCACTTCCTTCAGTCCCAGCTTGTTCGCCGCCAGGACGCGTCCGTGGCCCGCTACGATGCCATTCTTGCCGTCTGTCACCACCGGGTTGATAAACCCGAATTCTTTGATTGAGGACGCGATCTTGGTGACCTGGGCCTCGGAGTGCGTCCGGCTGTTGCGGGCGTACGGGATGAGGTCGGAGGTTGGAATCAGCTTATAGGTCAGCATTGCTGTCCTTTTTATTGTCGGTTTTCTGGACTGCCTTAACGGCAAGTTCGATGTATCGCGGGATCGGCTGCTTGCCGGTTTCGTAGGCTCGGAACGTATTGCGTGCGAGGCCGAGGGCTTCTGCTGCCTTGCGCTTCGATAGGGCGACCGAGGTGCGCCATTGGATGAGTTCGTCTGGTGTCATGCGGCGCAATATAGAGCAAAAAAAGCCCCACCACAAGGGCGGGGCAAGTTTGCTGCGGCGGGAGGAGTAAACCGCAGGGGGATCAATACCGATATGGATGCTTTGGCACTTCAATGCCCATGCGTCTAGCCTTTTCCCTCATCTCGCGGAAGGATCGAAGTTCGCATTGCCGGATGCGTTCGCGGGTGACGCGGAAGTCCTTGGCTATATCTTCGAGCGTCTGTTCCGGTTCTCCGGTGAGGCCGAAGCGGGCTTCGATCATGGCGCGGCGTTTTGGGTGGGTGATGGCGGCGACAAGCTTGGCGAGGAGGGGCTTGTCCACTTCCAGGCTCGACGGTGCGGCGATCTGGGCGAGTTGCTCGGCGTCGATCTCTGCCTCGATGGAGTTGCGGGCGGTGAGCAGGTCTCGCATGTGGTGTGGCCAGAGTTCTTCCGGCTCGGTGCGGAGTGCGGAGGAGATGTCCATCGCGAGGGATGACCAGTCGCCGTTGGCTATGGGCTTTAACTTGAAGTTGAGCAGTTCGCCAATGCGTTGTGGTGTGGTGCCGATGAACTTGGCAAACTCGGCTTGTGTGGAGAACCCTGCGGCCTTGATGGCGCGGAGGAGCCTGGCGTTGCGAACGGTGACTTTGACGGCGAAGTCGGTCATGACTTGTATGGCTCCGGCAGTGGCATCCATGCGGTGACGTTATCAAGTTTTTCTGCCCGAGGACTGTTATCCTCCCAAGTCTTGCGGGCTGTGCTCCATCGGGCGATTCTGACGATAGAGAAGGTTTCTACGGGACCTCCCCACATGGCGAGATGAAACTTGCTCGTGGTGTATAAGCAAGTGACGAGGACGTATCCCGGTGGCTTGCGGTCGCCTTTGGTGATGGGAATCCAGTCGGTCATTCGGTCCTCGTGACTTTGGTGCCGATGATGCCTCTGAGGCTGATCTTGCGGCAGGTGTAGCGGCGTGGGTGATGGTATTTGGCGGCATCGTGCTGGAGCGATTTGGAACTCCGACCGGGAGCGAAGAACGATTCACCGATCTCGATGGTGCGCCACGGATATTTAGGCGGGCGTCCGTTGGGTTTAGGCATTGTAGAAGCTCAGATCGAAGCCGTAGTAGGGTTCGGCGATGACGCGGTTCAGTGGAGAGTGGATCGAGGCGTCAATTGCCCACTCGTAAGGGCCAGCTTCGAAGCAAACGCCCCAGCAATCTGTTTGCGAATGGTGCCTCTCTTGACCGGGACTATGGATGGCGACCTCGATGTCTGGCTTCATGCCTTCGGCTTTGGCCTTTGCCACGCACAGGGCGTGAACGGCAAGGGCTGCTGCGTGTGCGTTCTGTGCGGTCCAGATGGCTGTGCTGACCAGATTGGTGAATTCGGTGTCGGTCACTTGGAGGCCTCCTCTGCCCGATAGACAATCCAGATCGAACGTGCGCGGGGCGTCAGGTTGCCCATGCTGATTGCCATGTCGGCCATGCGGATGCGTGCGGCTTTGGACTTGGTGTGGCGGCGCATCTCCTCGATGACGAGGATGGCTTCCTCGCCGGTCTGGGGCGGCTTGCGTGGGCGGGTGGCGAGTTCGGCCATTGCTGCGTGGCCTTTGGCGATGATGTCGTTGGCGGTGGTCATTGGTAGTTCTCCCTTAGAGTGCGTCGATACCGTTGTGGCAATCCTGCCACATTTCCTCGTTGTTCCAGATATTGAGGAACTCGGCGGCAGTGGAGGCCTTGGCTGCGATGGCTGCGGCTTCGGTGCGGCTGATGCAGAGGCCGGTGGCGCGCTCGGAGACGTAGGCGCAGAAGCCGGTGCTTCCGATGTTGAATGCGGCGTAGGCGGTTTCGAGTACGGCTTGGTCGTTGGTCATTGGTGAATTCTCCTATTGGGTGGGTGGGTGAGGGGCGCGTGGCCCCTCAATCAGTTGATGACAAAATCTTTGCCGTACGTCTCGGCGTGCGCCTTAACGTAGGCGTCGAAAAACTCCTGCTCGCTCTTCCAGTCGCGGGCCGAGTGCAGCTTCTCCCGGATTTCATCGTCCATCAGATTGATGGCTGCATCTGCATCGTACTGGTGGCCCTTGTAGGTGATCTTGGTCATCTGCGTCTCTCCCTTGTTGATGTCCCTTCATCCCACATCTTGCAGAAACTTGCAAGCGTTATGTTGCAGAAAAGTGCAAGAAAGCGCCATCCCGATAAATGCCAATCCTAAGCCTTTGAAATTGCTAGACTTTTAATTAACGCCGAATATACGGAGCAGCCTAGAAACCGCCAAAGAATTGCAGATTGGCTTGTGCTTTCAATGGCTTAGACAAATCACGGCATTAAGGGCAATTAAATGATTTATGGGTGAAGGCGGAAGGGGAGACCCGGACGGATGGCGTCTGTCCTGTGTGTGGTGTGTGTACTGTAAATGATAATAATATTATAAATCTACTCTCTCTCACAGTACACTAGCAACATCAAGCACTTGCACTGTCCATTTAAGGGTGACGACCCACCCTCGAATAAGGCCCCTTAAATAAGAAAAGGCCCCGGATCGCTCCGAGGCCCAGCCCCTAGCAAATGTCCCTAGGTCAATCTTCCGTGGCGTCAGGTGCCGGGATAAACCACGCCATTCTCGGTCGGCCCCGCTGTCCCTTGTTGGTGTGGCGGCATTGGATGCCGTAGTCGGCAACTAACTTGTCCATCACCTGGCCACGGTCCCGGAGCGTCAACGCATCGAATGCCGAGATGCGGTTGCCCAGTTCTGCCTCTGTCAGCCCCTTGAGACCGGACGCCTTCAGCTTGGCAATGACTGCCTTGCAGATCGCCTGATGGCTGCTCTCGGCCATGTTGTCCCTAAACATGGCGATGGCACGCCGGTTGTAGAACCTGACATAATCAATCGCCCACTGCATAGGCTCGGGTCCGATCTCGGTCTCGAGTAATGATCTAGCGACAATCAGGCTGATCCGCATGGCAATCTCGCGGCTGCGGTTGTACATCGCTTCAAGGCCGGTTTCGTTCTCGCTCTTGATCGCTCCGACCAGTTCGGCCTCGTAGTCCCGCAGGATGTCCATTGCTGGCCTTGTAAACGGCACATCGACGGGATCGGGCGGCATGTCATAGGTATTGGTGCCGGTCAGGTTTCCCGCCCCAGAGTGCGCCTGTGCCTGTTCTTGGAGCCATCCAATGATGCGGTCGCCAATCGGCACGATCCGCCGCTCCTGGCTCATCTGAACGCCGATCTCGGACTTGACTATGAGGAAGCGGTTCAAGAGGCCAGACGCGATGTCGCCGCCTGAGATGGCCCCGTAAAACTCTGATGGCGTAGACATGCCTAAGAGCGTCAAGGACGGCCTTCTGATCACCTTCTCGAAGGACTCCGCCTGTTCCTTTGTTAGGCCGATGGTGGCGTATCCTTGTGGCCGCAAGACGCCATCCTGCCGACCGAAGCACTCCATTATGGCGGTCAAGGAATCAGCCTTGTGCTGCATCGAGCGATTCGCGGCAGACTTGAGGGTTCGGCCCAACTCATCGATCACGGAAACGTGAATAGGCCGGGAGATAAGCGCCGAGAAGACGCCACTGGCGCTGGTGTAACCGGCTGGCCCTAGCAGATGCCCTAGCTGGGCTGCATCAAGCATGGCCTCGATCACAGTCTTGGCGTGTTCCTTGCCGCAACCAGTCTCGCCAATATTGAGCAGGTACAGATTGCTGAAGTTGCGCTGGCTGGTTGTCCATCGCCTCCCCATTGCAACGGCACCAAGAGCAATGGCGGCTTGCACGGCAAACTGCGGCTGCGTCTTGATAGCGGTTGTCTCGTAATACCGCACAACGTCTTGCAGCACGCCAGGGATCGAAAGCAGGTGCGCCGGGATAGATGCCAGCGGATTGTCGGGCGTGACAGTGGTGGTGCGTTTGGAAGGCAGAACGCCGGGAGTTGCCGCCTTGCCGTGGTCAGTCTCGGCTTGCTTCTCGGGCGTCCACTCATGGCTCGGATCGGTCGTGATGTTCAGGAAGGCGGCTGCGTTCTTGATCGCCGCACTCATGTTCCCGGCGTGCTCGAACTGTAGGTAAAGCTCGAAGCAATCGAAGGCGTGTTCGTTGCCGAACGGATCGGAACCGTGATGGCTGAACGCCGTGTTATTGTCGAAGACGTTGCAACCGGCCAGCTTGGTCCCGCTGTTCGGAGACAGATACCGATTCGGTGCGGTGCGGCGATAGCCATACTTGACCAGCAGTTCACCGATATTGTGCGCTGCATTATAGGCATCGATCACCGATGTGCCGGGATTAGGTGCTCGAACCCGAACCGGGGCCTGATACTCTGGCCTAACCTTCCACGGGCATAGGTCCATCATTTGCGGGCGGAACTTGTCCCATTCATCCCACATGACCTGCAACTGCTTCGGCAAGATCGGAATCTGATCGAACGGCAAGCCCTCCCAGACATAGGGCTGCATCGTGTCAGGATGGATCGACGGCGGCAGAACATCTTGCACCGGCCCACCGCGCAACTCGAAGACAGTCGTGTTGCCCCTGCCATCCTTGTTCGGCCATGCGATGGAATGACGGGAGAGGTCATCCCGATGGGCGCGGAAGATCAGTTTGCCTCGGCCTTCCCGCCCACGGATTCTGGCGGTTGATGCCATCAAGGCGTCTAGATCAAGACCCAGCCCCTCGAAGATTATCCGCGTCCATTCCATGTGATCGATGTCAATGGCGCAGGTGCCGGTCCATTGATGAATGAGGCCGACGTTCCAAGTCGGATTCTTGGAGTAGAAGTCGATGGCACCCTGGCCGGTGAGTGCCTTGTCCTTCTGATTCCAGCCGTAGCTGGTCGGCCCCTTCTGCCCTGCCGGGATCGGGACGAGATACCAGCCGAGTTCGGTGTAAGATTTGATGCTCTCAATGATAGTCATTTATGTGCGGCCTCCCCATTGTTCAGCCATCGCTTGAGCGATGCCTTCAAACGTCCTGCTTCGTTCTTTCCAGCGATCTGGCCCCGGCGGCATCTTGTGAATGCGCGCCTCTCGGCCTTCCACGATGTTCGTCGGCAGCAGCTTCGGCAGGTTCTTGAGCCAAAGGCAAGTTGCCTTCGTTTCCCCATGCCCGAATTGCCACGGCTGGATGATCTGGTCTGGCTTGCGAATGCGGCTCGATATGATGCTGATCGGATTTTCAAGGGCAATGCGTGGGATAGGTGCGTCCATGAGGCGATACACAAAATCGAGCGCCTCGGCCTGTTCGATCTGCTTGTCCTTGAACCATCGAGCACCGGAAACGGCAAGATGAGTGCAAGGCGGGTGAGCGATCATCAAATCCCAGTTGCGGTGCAAATGCTGAAGCACATCTCCGTGGATATGATTGCCAAGGCGTTCGGTCGGCAGCAGGTCACAAGACCAAGCATCGTGGCCTCTGGCAGCGAAAGCATCCCGCACCGTGCCAGAGTATTCACAAGCGACCAGTACCCTCACGCTGCACGGCCTTCAAAAAACTCCGTGAGCAGCTTGATCGTCTCGTATCGAGCGCCGGGAGCGCCGTCTCGAATGGCCTTCACGGTGTTGTAGGAAAGGCCGGTGGCCTTGACGATCTCGGGAATATCAGCCCCGGTAAGGCGGACGCGAATCTCTTCGATGGATAACATGGTCAGTCTCCTGCTTGATGATTGCAATTTTTTCTATTGCACGCATTTCAGAAATATGCAATAAGCCATTCCGTTGAGAGAAAAGGAGGCTGACAATGAGCAGCAACATCACGGGCCTTTGCGGGGCCTGGCTTGAAGCCAAACGCCGCGAAGACGAAGCCATCGAGGCGCGTCGAAAAATCGAGCAAGACATCACCCTAGCACTGGACGCCAAGACCGAAGGCGCGATCACGCACAAGGTCGAGCCGTATCGGGTGACGCTCACCCAGCCGATCTATCGCAAGATCGATCTGGCAATTTGGGAGACCGTCAAGCACAACATGCCCGCCGAGGCTTGGCCGATCAAGGTCAAGATCGAGGTAGACGATGCCGGATGCAAGTGGCTGGCAAAAGAACGGCCAGACCTCTGGTCCATCGCTGCCAAGGCAATCACGGCAACCCCGGGAAAGATCGGCGTCAAGGTGGTGGCCGATGAGTAAGGACATCTACGGAGCAGCAGACGCATTGCAGTATGCCCGCGACCACTTGGTCATTGCAAAGACTGACAAAGAGAACCGCGCCCATCATGTTCGGTGCGCTATTGAAAACCTGCGAGAGGCTATGAGGATACTCGGAGTTAAGGAGGCCGAGAACGATGGCAATTGATCTGAAGAAACTGGAGCGCCCGAAAGGGCAAAGGCCCATCATCGCAACGGTGTTCGGTGAAGGCGGCATGGGCAAGAGCACGCTGGCTGCGATGTTCCCAAAGCCGGTGTTCATCCGCACCGAGGACGGCACCGCTTCGCTTGCTGGCAAAGACGATGTGATGCTTTTCCCGCTGGTCTCATCAAGCCAGGAAGTGCTCGACCAGATCGAGGCATTGGCAACGCAGGAGCATGATTTCAAGACGCTGGTGCTGGATAGCATCACGCAGCTTGCCACCATGATCGAGCATGAGATTGTCGCCGCTGATCCCAAGGCGAAGTCAATCAACCAAGCCGGTGGCGGTTACGGAGCGGGCTATAATACCGCCGCCGAGAAGCACCGGCAGGTGCGGGAATGGGCTGGGGCTTTGGCCTACGAACGCGGCATGAACGTGGTTTTTATAGGCCATGCTGACACTGAGACGCTCGATCTGCCAGACTTCGATCCGTTCGCCAGATACACGGTGCGGATGCACAAGAAGTCATTGCCGCATTACACCGACAACGTTGACCTCGTGGGCCTGATCCGGCTCAAGACCTACGTCCGAGGTGATGGCGACAAGAAGCGGGCAATCAGCACAGGCGACCGGGAGATCATCTGCTTCCCGCAAGCCTCGAGCGTGACGAAGAACCGTTTCAACATCGCCCAGCCACTGCCGTTCACCTTTGAGAGCGGCAACCCTTTTGAAGCCTTTGTAGCAAAGTAGGAGAAGAGAATGAGACTGAATGGATTCGATGCGAATGTCGTGGAGCCGAGTGCGCCACGCGAAACGATCCCGGCTGGCAAGTACAAGGCTGTGATCACCAAGAGCGAGGAGCGCCCCACCAAGGCACAGACCGGCTCGATGCTGGTGCTGACCTGCCAGATCATCGAAGGGCCGCACCAAGGCGTGAACCTGATGGACCGGCTGAACCTCAACAATCCCAACAAAACGGCGGAAGAGATTGCCCAGCGCACGCTCTCGGCCATCTGCCGGTCGGTTGGTGTGATGATGCCGAATGAGAGTTCGGACCTCCACGACAAGCCGATGATGATCACGGTGAAGGTCAAGCCCGCAGAGGGCAACTATCAGGCATCGAACGAGATCGCCGGATATGAGCCGTGCGAAGGAGGCGCACCGGCTGCGGCACCTGCGGCTGCAACGCCACCCTGGAAGAAGAAGTGATGGACAGGCTTATGCGGAAAAAAGAAGTCCTTGCTGCTATCGGCATGAAAGCAACATGGCTTCATTGTGAAGTGAACTCAGGCCGATTTCCAAAGCCTGTGAAAGTTGGAGCGCGCGCGGTTGCTTGGCGGCGATCAGACATAGAGAAATGGCTCAACGCAAGAACTTATGTTCTTGTTAGCAATTGGAAAGATGATCGCTAAAGCAATGGCAAAGCGGGGCGGCTTCATTAAAAGATGGGGTCGCCCCTATTACAAGGGAGGATCACATGACCACCGACACTTATGCAATCGAACGCCTGATGAAGAAGCAGCTGGACGGCAACTTCTGGAGCTTCGATGTCGAAGGCCGCATCGTCTGGAACGATGTTGATGTTGACTATATGCCGCAATTCAAACGCTACACATGGACCGATGGAGAGGAAGATCGGCCAAAGACGCAAATGGTTCGCCGCGATTGGTCGATGGATGACTTCCGGCGGATCGAGAAGCTGCGGATCAAGAGGCGATTCTGGAATCAAATTGCCAGGAACTTCGGTGCAAGCGACACCGCCACGAGCGACTTTTACAAGCGCATCATTGCCCAGCAAAACGAGAACATGACGAAAGAAGTCACGATCAGGCGGCTGAAGATCATCAAGTGGATGCACGACGAAGGCATCAATGCAAAAGCAATCAGCATGTTTATGCACTATGATCAAAGTATGATCGAGAGCATTACCGGGAGTGAAAACGAATGAAACTAGACATGACATCTCCAATCGTAAGGGCGATCTATCAGCGATACGAAGACAACCGCCGCAACGCACACAGGCCGCACCTTGGTGGGTCGCAGATCGGCAACACTTGCGCCCGTGCGCTTTGGTATCAGTTCCGGTGGACCTATACCGAGAAGCATGAAGGCCGCATCTTGCGCCTTTTTGAGACTGGCGAACGCGAGGAAGGGCGGGTGATCCAGAACCTTCGAGCCGCCGGTTGCACCGTCTGGGATCGTGATCCGGCAACAGGCCAGCAGTTCCGATATACGGCGGTTGGAGGGCATTTCGCCTTGAGCCTGGACGGAGTTGTCGAGGGCTTGCCGGAAAGTTCCAAGGTCCACACGCTCGAAGTGAAGACCATGAGCGAGAAGTATTTCAAGGTGCTGTGCAATCTCGGCGTCGAGAAGGCCAAGCCGGTCTACTATGCACAGTGCCAGATCGGAATGCACCTGAGCGGGCTGGATCGGTGCCTGTTCATTTCGGTCAACAAGAACACCGACGAGATTTATGCGGAGCGGCTCAAGGTCGATCATGCCTTTGCAGAGGGGCTTATTGAGAAGGCAAGAAAGATCATATCGACCGAACGGCCACCGCTTGGCATCAGCAACGACCCGGCATGGTTCGAGTGCAAGTTCTGTCCGTATCATTCGATCTGCCACGGAGATGGCGCTGCGGAAATGAACTGTCGCACATGCGCCTTTTCGACAGCAGAGGCCGAAGGCTGGTCATGCGCCAGGCACAAGAAGGCACTCGATGAGATCGACCAGCGCAGCGGCTGCGGTGATCACATATACAATCCGGCACTGGTCAAGCTGCCAGTACATGACACTGGAGAAGACTGGATCGATTACATCAACGAAGACGGCGAGATCGTGCGGAACAAGGGCAGGGAGTTCAGCACATGCTAGAACTCCGCCCCTACCAACGCTCTGCCATTGATGGCCTATATAATTATTGGTCAGATAAGAAAGGCGACAACCCGATCATCGTCGCACCGACTGGCTCGGGCAAGAGCCTCATCATCGCGCATCTTATCAAGGATGCGATGAGTTATCCCGGCACGCGCGTTTTGATCTTGACGCATGTCAAGGAGTTGTTGGAGCAGAACGCCAGCGAGTTGGTGGCGCTTTATCCCGAGGCAGATGTTGGCTTCTACAGCGCCAGCCTCAAGAAGAAAGTGCTGCGGAAGCCGATCACATTCGCGGGCATCCAGTCGATCCACAAGAAGGCTTATCAGATGGTGCCAGCGCCTGATCTGGTGATTGTGGATGAGGCGCACCTGATCCCGAAGACAGACGGCACACGCTACAACAAGTTCCTCTCCGACCTTCGCATATGCAATCGCGGTGTGAAGGTGGTCGGTCTTACAGCCACGCCCTACCGGCTCGATAGTGGCTGGCTGCACGAAGGCGACAACGCGATCTTCGACGGCATTGCATACGATATTCCGGTTGCCGATCTCATGGATCAAGGCTTCCTGGCCCCGGTGATTAGCAAGAGCGGCGTCAAGACAATCGATCTCTCGAACGTCGGCAAACGCGGCGGGGAGTATATCGAGAGCGAACTAGCCAGGGCTGCATCTGATCCGGAATTGGTAACAGAAACGGTTGCAGAAATCGTGCGCTATGGTGCGGAGCGAAAGGCGTGGCTGGTCTTCGCTTGCGGTGTCAATCACGCCGAGTTGCTTCGTGCCGAGTTCGAGACGCATGGCATTGAGGCAGATGTGGTCACGGGTGCCGATGGCATGGGCGCACGCGCTGAGAAGATCGAGCGGTTCCGGCGTGGCGGAAGCAAGTGCCTGATCAATGTCAACGTCTTGACTACCGGCTTCAATGTCCCGCATGTCGATCTTGTGGCAATCGTGAGGGCGACCGAAAGCACCGGCCTCTACATCCAGATTGTCGGGCGCGGCACACGCATTGCGCCGGGGAAAGAGAACTGCCTGGTGCTGGACTATGGCGACAACGTGATGCGCCACGGCTTCATCGACAAGATCAAGCCGAAGATCAAGGGCCGCACCGAAGACGGCGAAGCGCCCGTCAAGAAATGCCCGGAATGTTTGACTGTCAATCATGCCGCCGTTAGAGTGTGCATCGAGTGCGGCCATCAATTCCCGCCTCCGCAATTTAATCACGGAACGAAGGCATATTCTGGCGCGATGATCTCCACACAGGTACAGGCCGAATGGGTTGACGTTGACGATGTGGGCTATTCCCGCTGGCGCAAGGAAGGCAAGCCAGATAGCATTCGCGTCACCTATTATTGCGGCCTGATCAAAGTCTCCGAGTGGCTATGCCCTGATCACGGAGGCTATGCTGCGGAGCGATACCAGAAGCGGATGCCATCGCTAGGAGCGTCTGCCATGACCACCGAAGACGCCATGCAAGAGTGCGACCACTGGATCAAGCCGCGCAGAATAAAGGTGAAGCCGAATGACAAGTTCCACGACATTGTACAACTCGACTATAGCCAGCCCAAGCGCCTCACCGCCGAAGAATTGGCAGAACTCCAAGAGCCGCTGTTCTGATTGCATGAGCCTGTACGATGCTCGATATTGCACTCATTGGCGTGACGTTGTACCTGATGATGTACAGAAAGAAGGCTGCGATGCGTTCAACGGTTTCCCTCCCTTCTGAGCATGACGAGCAAGCCGGATTCGTGCAATGGTTTCGCGCCAAGTGGCCTCGTGTATTGATATTTGCAATACCTAATGGCGGCAAGCGCAACATCTCGACGGCAAAGAAGCTGAAGGCCGAAGGTGTCGTCCCTGGCGTGCCAGACCTGTTCATTCCGGCATGGGGAATCTGGATCGAGATGAAACGCCAGAAAGGCGGGCGCACTTCATCGGATCAGGATGATATGATTTCATACTTGGAAAGCATCGGCCATCACGTTATTGTTGGCTATGGCGCAACCGATGCCAGCGACAAGCTGCTGTCTTTGTTGAATATGAGCGGGGCGGCGACTAAAGGAGGATAGCCACCGCCCCAGCATCCGGGGGAGCAAACCGGATGCTTACATTAACGATTGATTGAGAATTCTAGTCTAGGCTTGCCATAGTTTCAAGGAGGAACACGATGGCTAAATACGAATACGATGCCACACAAGACCAGTGGCTTCATGGTGATCCGGGCGTGCTGTCCGGTTCAGTGGCCGCTGCTGATCAGCGGTATGCCAAGTCTGCCCAGGTCAGGGAGAGCTGTGCCCCTCGGCTCTCCCTGATCGACTGGCTGATCTGCGGTCCAATCATGGTCGGTCTTGGCTTCCTCATGGGAGTGTACTGGCCGTGATGAGGTGTCTTGTTCTGATCGCCGCGATGACGGCTGGAAGTGTCTTGGCACATGCTTCGGATGCGACTCGATTGGTTACATCGGAGGCAAGACGGCAAGGCGTGCCGGTCGGATTCGCCTTGAAGATGGCAAAGATCGAGAGCGGTGTTCGATGCCACAACCACAACAAGCGAAGCAGTGCATCCGGTCCCTTGCAGGTGCTTCGCGGCACAGCGCGGGCTATGGGCTATCGTGGTGACATCCGGCGTGCATCGTGCGCTACGCAGACACATTACGGCATGAAGCATCTGGCTATGTGCTGGCGCGGAGCGCGAGGCAATGCGGCATTGGCGAAACGATGCCACCAGGTTGGCGTGTCTGTGTTGTACAACAAAAATAAGAGGAGGCGTTGATGAGCAGAGAACCTGATCTTGAAACCGTCAACCGCGCATTAGGCGAAACGGTGAGGAAATTGCAGAAAGAGTTGGCTGATGCTGACAGAAGAATCCGGCGGCTTCGAGAGGAGTTGGCAGAGGCACATCGAGCAGCGGCACTAGCATCTGGGAGGGATTGGTGAGTGAAGGAATGGATGACGACCGATTCGCCCATATGCTCAAGCTCTCAACGGTTTACATCTCAGTGCTCAAGAGCCGATGTCTATTTGATGATCTGCGGGAGATGGACAGTTCAGAAGAACACAACGCCTTGAACTGTCTGGAGATCGTGGCTGACACCTTCTTGGAGATGCAGCGCAGGATAGGTGTGAAGCCGAAGTTTAGGGTCAAAGCCAGTGCTGCACGCTCAGGAGACAAGCATGAGTGATATTGTAGAGAGGCTGCGCGACACGGCATCATGCGCTGGCTGTATTGTTGACCGCGAGAGAGCGTCCGAAGCAGCCGACACCATCACCCGCCTCACCGCAGAGGTGGCCGAATACGAGGCGACGTTTGACGCCGCATGGGAAGCCGACATGCGTGGCGTGCGGATGTGGCGTGAGACTCACCCCGGCAATGACATGGTGCTGCCTGATAGGGCGAGTTTCACCGCGTGGATATTGGCTGAGATCATGCGGCTCCGTTCCATGGCCGTCGTGCAGGAGTCGTTGATCCGAAGGTCAGAAGCCGACAACGAACGGCTGAAGGCGGGTCTGCGTGAGTGTGAGCTGGAACTGAATGCCTACTACCGGATGGAATATCCGAGCGACCACCCATACAGCCAGAAGAAACTGGCGCAAGCTATGGCGTCAAACCCAGCCACCGTTGCACTTTCAGGAGAACAGCAGTGATCAAGGCTGAACAGATACCGGATGAGGTGGTGGAGGCTTTTGTAGATGCCTACTACACCAAAGATATGACCCGCAAAGCCGCCATCTCCGCCGCTATCAATGCGTGGCCGGGGGTCTATGAGTACAAGGGCGGGGAAGGGCAATCTCTATCCCTCCCCCTGACACAGGAGAACAACAATGGTAGCGATTGACCCCATCTCGTGCGGCCCATGCGCCAACGTGATTTGTAGCCAGTACGGTTGTCAGAAGCAGCGGCAAGTCATTGCTCCCTATCTGCACCCGCATTGCTCGGCGGTAATCGTGCCGCAGGGCTGCATCTGCCCGCCCACCAGCGAACAGACCTGTATGAGTGCAACATGCCCGAGGAAGCCACTGACATGAGCGGGCGCTGCCAAGATTGCCATTGGTGGACGCGCAGGAAGGTAATTGGACAAGAAGCTACGGGACGCTGCCACCGCTTCCCGCCAACGCCGATTGAAGACAGTTTGATGGCAAGGCACCCTATCACGCACGAAAGTGATCATTGCGGAGAGTTCAAAGAACGTGAGGTGAAGCCATGACCGCCACACCAGAGCAGATAGCCGCAGAATACCTTGAGATCGCCACTCAGATCGGCGGATGCGGAGACGGCAACTGTGTCATTCTTCAGCCGACGGGGATGCACACCAACGGCGGATGCCGCTGCCCGCGAGACATGGATGCTAAACAGATGATGCTACTGAGGGCGTTGCTCAGGAAGGGGCGGCATCTCGCTGCCGCCATCAGAGCGTTGAAGGAGAAGCCATGACTGACATCATAGACGAACGCGAGAAGACACACGGCGATTATTATCAAGTGTCTATGATGGCTCAGTCGTTAAAAGACGCTATGCGTCATGGAAAAAATTGGGAGGAACTTGATGATCCTCAACGCGAATCGCTAGAGATGATCGCCAGCAAGATTGGCCGCATCCTGTCAGGCAACCCGCACGAGATTGATCACTGGCGTGACATCGCGGGCTACGCCACGCTGATCGAGCGGTGGCTTACACCACCGGCTGACCTCGAAACCAAGTCTGACCGTTGATCACGCGGCAGAACTCCGGCTCGAGCAACATGCCGCTAGGTGCAAAGTGCAATACCACAAAACCCTGTGACCAGTTCACAGGGTTGTCCTCCGCATAAGCGAACTTGTCGTTCTCGGGTCCGTAATCCGAAAGCGTGCCGCACTCTACGCCCCATCGAAGGCCATTGTAGTCCGCAAACATGGTAGCCTGGAGCCGATGCGTGTGGCCGGTCACAATCGACTTGCCGCTCTTCAACGTGTTATTGTAGGCCCCGTGCACCCCTTGATGAATGCGGTGCTTTACCACCGTGTGCTCATTCAGCCACAGGCTTGTACAGAACTGCCACGCAGGGAAGTGGTGGGCGATGTCGAATCCTTGAACCTGTACATATTCCGGCGCTGCTTGCGCCAGCCTCGCCATGAAACGATTGTCGTGATTGCCGTCTGTCCACATAAGATAGCAGCCGGGAGGCGCATAAGCCTCGATCTCTGCGTGACGTTCCTTGACGGCTTCTAGTTCCTCGGCCACGCTAGGTGTCTGTACACGAGCGCCTGGAGGATGACGGCTGATCTTTGCACCGTCGAAGCTGTCGCCGTTCATGATGACCATCGAAGGCTGCAAGTCCTTGATGATCTCGATCATGGCCGCAAACGCCTTGCTGCGTTCTCCCGGCCAGAAATGCCCATCGCTGCCGATGATGACGGAGCCGACAACATTCTCCTTTAAGGCGCGGAAACCTTTTGTCGGTACCTCAATCTTGACGCGCTTGGCTGGCTGCGAGATCGTGTTCAGAATGATTCCATGCTTGCGCTCAAGGCTATCCCGTCGAGCGTTGACGCCTCGCAGGTTGAGGCCCAATTCTTTGGCTATGGCAGACGGTGAACCTAGACGCTTCCATGCGTCAATGAATTCTTGATCGGAGTATTTCTGAACCATTTGCTACTCCTGCACGCGGCGAAAGTTGAGCCGCCAGATCACATCTGCAACTTGCTTGCCGAGATTGTCGATCTGCTTTTCTTCTGCTTCTGGGAAGACAAGATGTGCCACTTCGTGAGCGGCAATCTCCAAGAGCAGCTTCGGCTTCTGGAGAAGGCGCGGGTCTAGCTGGATGTGGTCTTCACCAATATAGGCCCAGCCCCAGGCACGCTCGCAGGTCTTCCACTCGATGGTGATCTTGCGTCGTGCCATAGTGTTACCTCTTGCATCGCTTCCGATGATGATCCCACTCTCCGCCACGGCGGATACAATCACGCCACTCCTGTTCCTTCTCAGGCATCATCCGCTTCATTAAAAACGGCAACGATGCCTTGAACATAACAACGCCAAGGCCGAACCAGAAAGATGGCCTTTGAGCGACGAGAAAGCCGCCAGCGCCAATGCCGATCAACAGCACGACGATGGCGGCAATCTCGATCCAGTTCACTTCTTGGCCCAGATAGACCAGCCAGCGGCGAAGATGACGCCGAGCGCGCCAATGATCTCATTCATGGCAGTTGCATCAATGACTCCGGTACCGACAACATAGCCGCCACCAGCTGCGAGAACTGCGCGAACAACGCCCCAAACCATTTCTTTTGTCATCACTTGCTTCCTTTGGTTGTGCCGGGATATTGCTTCCACGGCAGTTGGTTATCGACGTTTAATACCAGTTTGGCGCTCTAGTTCGCGGCGGCTATAGTATAGCACGCCGTCAAAAACAATCGGGTGGCAAAGTCGACGGGAACCCGTTCTAAAACTGTGCGACGTGTTTTCGCTTGCGGTCACGTACTCAAGATTTTCTACGCGATTATCACGTTTATCGCCGTTCTTGTGGTTTACAGTCATGCCATTCGCTAGGCCAAAAAACGTTTCCGCAACAACACGGTGAACGGTAATTTTTATGTGACGCTCATCTTTCTTGCAGCTAAGACGCAAGTATCCATACCTATCAAGATGCGGGGAGCGCAGCCCGCGCGGGCCGTATATTTCGCCGTTCTCAGTGGCCCATAGAGGAAGGGTAGGATGCTTTTTCATTTTTTTGTGCCCGGATATTGCGCCCAAGGAAGCTGGAAGTGGGGGCCGTCCCGAAATTTAGGCCAATCCGCCCCGGCCTCTAGCAACACGCTCTCAGCCTTTGCCGCTGCCTTCATTCGCTTGGCCAGGCTATCGTATAAAGGCCAGTCCCAGCGCACCTGGCCTTTGATCGTGCAAGCCAAATCAACAGCGTGTGAAAAACCATTTGCCGCAGGAATATGGCGAGACCGTAACGTCTTTGATGCGCCCTTCGCTTTGAGTATTTTCTGCTCCTCAAGAGTGCGAACGCCGCAGGTGACTATGAAGCCTGTGTCGGCATCCTTCCAATCGCCAGCGCATCGATTGACCACACGCACCAGATCGGGATGAACGCCTTTCAGCTTGGCGAAGGATGCGCTGTTAAGCTTCATTTGCGTAGTGCCTCCTCGATGCTGTCAAGTTTCAACATGATGGCCCGCGTTGTCTCGCGGATCTCCTTGATCTCGCGGTCGTGGGCCGTGCGCGCAGTCTCGGTCTGCGCTTGCAAGACGGCGATGGCCGTCTCGTGCTGCTGCTGGTTCCGGTAGATTACCCACACGAACGCAGCCACAGGCATGATAATCCACTGCATGATCGCGTTTAGAACCTTGAGTGTTTGATCGTCAATCATGTCAATGTCTCACGGAGAAGAGGCATATTCGCGGCGGCGGAACATCCAGATTTTACCTGAGTCAATACTGCCCGCAGCAAATCTAACACGAACATTCAAGACTTTTTGAATAGTACTTAACGCTGCGGCACCAGCAATCGCAGAAACCGAAAGAGCACTTCCCCATGAAGCTGGCGCAAAATGAATAGACCCACTTATGCGAGGGAAAATTATGTCAACATTAAAATACACTTCTGAACTAGCTGAACTAGATGGAAATGATCCAATACTCACCCATGTTGCAGATGTTTCTTTGTAAAGCTCAACAATTAGAGTTGTTGAACTTGCATTATTATGAGAGATTTCTACTCCAAAAATTCTATATTCATAGCCATCTGTGAAATTTGGACTGGTAATATTTGCTTGGACTCCATTTACAGCGAAATCATAAATCAATCCAGTCTTGCCATCACCAATGGACACCTTATCATGCGGATGCCACCCAGATACCATGACAGGAGCGCCAGAAGATGCTTCTGCAATAGCCGAAGGATTGTCGCGCAATGCCGTTACGGTCGTGCTGGACGGAATGCCGCCGACGGCAACCGCTGCGTTTGATATGCTCGTCCATGTTGTCATCAAAGCCACCTATACGGTTGAGGAGTACCGCTCAAGTCATTACCACTATCATCGAGCCAGCGCCACGGCTGGGCAACGCCATTGCCATCAAGACCAGCATCCGTGAGCCAAGACCAAATCACGCCACCCTTCTCGTTGTCTTCCGCCGTGAACCGATATGTCAGACCGTTCCGGGCTACTTCTGCCGAGGTGATGAGCCATTCGCCATCGCGCGGCGCACCTGTAAAATCGACATCAAGATAATGCCTTATCTGGACAACCGATCCGGTCCAGATATTCGCTGCATCCTTGGCCGATAGGTCGAAGGTGATTTCCTTGCGAACATCCGAGAAGCGGTCAAGATAGTTCTGGGCCAAGGAGTTGGCGATTGCCTGTGTGCTAATGAACCGGCAGAACAATTCCCTGATCTGCGGCTCACCACCATATTGCACTTGCTTCAGAACATCGATGTAGACCGAGACGCGGGAATAATTGCTCTTCTCGGTTACGCTCGGGATCGGCGTGCGTTGCAAATAGTAGACATGTGTCTGAGATGCACGCTCTTCCGGCTTCTCCTCGATTGAGAAGCTGCCAGCAACAATCGCATCGTCATCAGTCAAAAGCGTAGGTGACGGCTGCGGCCTGACCGGCTCCATGAGAATCTTCTGGACTCGCTCGTCCCACCACAGGTTGGAGACTGCCTGGAGGCATACCTCGGCTAGGAGTTCTTCGATCTTGTCGGGATCGGTGATCCAAGCGGTGAAATTGTAGTCTGGCCGATATGTTGTCTTTGCTGTCGCCCAATCCGCGAAGTTGATGTACTTCGCAGGGATGCCGCCCCAGTTGACAAGAAGGTCATAGAGGATTTCATGGAATGGCGTGGCGTTGTAGTAGATCACACGTTGCACGCGGTCGTTCTGACTTTGAGCCGCTGCCGTTGTTCCGGCCAGACCGCGTGTCAGTCCGTCGAAATAAATGTTTCCGCCAGTCGTTTCATAACGCTGGGCATATTGGATTACCTCGCTGTTGATCCTGACATAGCCAGCCGTAGGATAGTCGCTCAAGGTTGCGCCAGCCACGGTCATGGCTGTTGCTACGTTCGTGATGTTCGAGGCCAGTTCTCCACGGCTCAGATACGGTGCCGTCAGGTTAGTGTCGGTGATCTTTCGCAGGATGTCCTTGGCCGTGATCGAAACGCCATTGCGACCAGCGTCGATCTTCTCAATCACATATTCCCGCTGCGTCATGACCGAAAGCGGTTCGCCTATCAGCCCTTCGTAGATGTTCAGCGTGTATCCGATGTGATACGGATTGCGGGCAAGCCACTTGCTCCAGAAGCTGCCGATCTGATCCGGATCATAAGCCCTCGTGGAAACGTAGGGATCGGTGCCAACGTCATTCCAAGGGAAGTCCTTGATGCGGACATTGCTCACTGCGCGATAGCCTAGCGGGCTTTTATTGCGCGATCCAGAGGCCACGTTGAGGACGGTCGGAGCCGTCTGATAGTTCTGCATCGCCGGGATCGCGAGTGCGGGCTGGTAAATGTAATCAATCAGGAACGGATCGCCCGCTTCCGTGGTGAGCGTGTTGCTATTCTCGGTCAGCAGATTGGTGTTGTTATCTTGCCACTCGTAAACATCATCATTGACGAATCGCAGCGTCAGTGACTTGCTTAGATCAAGAGCCGACAGGAACTTGCAGGTGCGATCCGTGTTCCAACAGGCATCGCCCGTTGCATTGCACGGCGAGACGCCGAAGGTGCGTGAGCAGAGCGGCTGGATGATCTCGACAATCTCGACGGGGCGCGCTGCAAAGGTCATCAGTAATATCCCGTGACGCCAAGGCTGACAGAGCGATAAGCCTTGATGCCCATATTCACCGGTTCAACGTCTCGGTCGGTCCAGACGAAGCCGACATCGGTTGTGATCTTGGATGGATTGCCAGCGATGAAGAATGGCTGCAATGGCAGCGTCTTGGCGAACGGCTCGAAGTAGGTATCGTACCAAGCCGTTGTCAGATATTCCCAATCGTAAGATGTGGTGACGGCACGCCTCTTGATGATTCGCCCAAGCCATTGGCCGGTCTCGGAGAACTGTTGCTGTGCTTCGGTGACGCGGTTTAGGTTGAGCGGCCTATGCCCTCCGTAGATTGGGATTGGCATTTGCAATGCAGCGCCCGCGCGGATGATGCCGATTGCGATGTCCGTGCCATCGTTCACGTTCACTCGCACTTCGCGTACGGTGTATAGTGCTCCAGCGTTGTTAAAGAATGCTGCGATGGTCGAGTTGTCGGTTGGCGAGATCGTCGCACGAGTTGTGTGACCACCGCCGACTGTTGCCGCCGTGGAGATTGTCACCACCTTGCCAGATAGGTTGTGCGCTGCAATAAAGACGCAATCGATAGATACGTCTGCCGCTGCCACAAGCGTCCAGTTATTCGAGCCTGGTGCAAGCTCCCATCGCTGAGATGTGTAGTCATTGGCAGCATAAGCCGGATTGGTTCCATCTCCAGAGACAGTGTCGGTTATCATGTCCCACAAGATGCGGGCATGGTTTAGCGGCTCATTCGTGGAGACGGTATATCCGGCTGTGCTTATGGTCACGGCGTTCCTGCCATTTCGATCCAGTTAGTTCCGTCACAAACAAGCAATGCCCATGCGCCGTCTGTCGCTGGTAAAATAGGAGTGCTGGCTGATCCACCTTCACGCGGCACAACATTAGACGATGCAGACACAACGGTAAACGCTTGAATAGTAGAGATCACGAGAATGCGACCAGCACTAGAAGCGGCGGCAGGAAGCGTGATTGTATTAGGTGATGATCCACGATTAGAGATGATGAATGTCACACCAGCTGCGACCGTGTAGTCTGTTGTTACAGTCACCGGAGGGGAAAGGGCAAACGATCCGTTCACCTGTAGTTTCGCCGTTGGCGTTGCCGTGCCGATGCCAACGCGGTCCGTGGATGCGTCCACGAAGACAAGGTTGGCGTCTGTGTCGCCCTCGATGCGTTGGTCTACGTCAGCGCCAGCATCGTTGAAGACGTTGGCCCCTGCGAATGATGCAGCCGGGACATTCTGAAACAACTCCGCGCGCGTCTGCTTCTTGGTCTCTGGGACACTTGTGTCCACCACCACATAGAGATCATCGGTGGCCGTGTTGGCCCCGGTCAGTGCTGATAGTGCGCTGATCTTGATGTCTGCCATCAGGCTATCACTCCGCGAATTGTGCCGCCGTTGCGCTGCGTGCTGTTAAGCTGGTCGATGAACTGTCTGGCGAACTTCTCGCCAAAGCCCATCGGATCATTCATCAT